CCAAGCGAGAGGACCGGGTGCCGCTGGTGGTCATGCCTTCGCCATGAGCGAGCCGATGAACGTCGGAGTCAGGCTCCTGAAGAGGGAAGACGACAGACAGGGATTCATTGGCAAGCCGAAGAAGGAGAAGAAGAAGGGCAAGAAGGTCAGTGTAAAGGAGAGGAAGGCGAGGAGGGAGAAGGCCAAGAAATGGAGACCTTCTACTGGTGAGTTCAAGACACCGCCCGGTGGTATGTCACCAGCAAGCGCCACGCCTAGAAGGTCAAAGGCGAGGATGCGTGGTATCAAGGGTGGTAAGAAGGAGGGCCTCGGCAGAGCGCATCTAGCAGTCGAGATGTCACACCGTGGTATCCAGACCAACCAGCCCACCTCGAAGGACCCGAAGAGGTACAGGCAGTACCTCGGTCAGCAGGAGAGCAGGAAGAGAATGGGTAATGTCAGGATAACACACTCCACACCACCACGTTTCGGCACGCGCTCCTACAAGGCTGGGAAGACTGGTGGGGGTATGCTGCAAGGCATGATGCCCGGTGAGGCCCAATTAGCACGCAGACCCGCTCTGAAACCACACAGGCCCCCACCATTGATTCCTCCTCAGATGCCACACGCTCCGCAACTCCCTCAGGTGAACATGCCAAGCCCACCACCTATACCGCAAGCGAGCAGAGGGGTGGGAGTACAGAGCATGGCTAACCCCAACCCCATGCCCGCTAGGCTCCCATCGACTGCGATACAGGGTGGACCCTCCATGGTGATGACCAGCAAGGTGGGTGTGGGTAGCGACATACAGAAGCGGGGACTATCATACTACGATACCGCTGAGTTGCGGCAACTGGTCAACGAGGCTCGCAGGGCCTTGAAGAGGAAGGAGTCCAAGAAGAAGGGCATGGGTGACAAGGACACCTCCGGCGCTGGCAGCAACCTACCCAACTACAACAACGCCCCGACCAAGGAGACCACCAATCCGACAGGTGCCACGGAGGATGCGAAGAACGATGCTAGGACCTTCGGTACCAATCCCCTCCATCACATAGCGGGTAGGGGAGGTAGGACCCCATGATGATGCAGGGGCTTCTGCTCAAGTCCTACCTACTCATCAAGGGCGACGGAAACTACGGCTGGCACGATGGACAGTTCGTAGTCAAGAGATACCCACCACCCGAGGCATTCAACCCCGAGGGGGAGATGGACGCACCTGCATTCGCTCACACTGGGGCAGCACACGAGGGAGAGACGGGGATACCCGGTGTGGGGAGACTCAAGGTCAACCCGAACAGGCCCAGTGTCGGAGAGCATGGGGAGTTGGTCTTCCATGACGAGCAGGCGGGGGAGCACCTGCATGGCATAGACGGGGTAATTAGGGCAGTGGGACATGCGTTTGCCGAGCAGGGGATAAACGCACCAGCCATGGACGTTGTCGCCAAAGCCATACAACTGCACAACGAGACCTCTCCCGACCAACTACCGGGACCAGACAGCCCCGATTGGCGTAGGATAGTCATGTCGGACTTCCAGAGGGGGGACCACAAGACCCGAAGCAACTTCGCACCGGATGGCAGACTCATAACCACCACGCCCAACGGGCATCACAATCTCGACAACAGCAAGCCCGTGCACAGGTTCGGGAAGTTCTTGGAGGCTTATGCCGTACCCTTCCACAAGCAACTTGGAGAGGTCATGGAGAGCATGGGCTATCAGAACGCCAAGGACTTGGACTTCGTCAAGTACCCGTACGTCAGACCGGGCAGGCTGAACTACCTAGTCAACCCGAGGAGCGGGGAGTTGATGTCAGCGGCGTATCACATGGACATGGGGCATTTGAGGGGCGGTAATGCCGTACCCAGCCATCACTTGGAGCGTTTCAAGGACCTCGGCATATCTGAGCAGGCTTATAGGGGCATATCCTCCTATGACGTGAATCACCATCTACCACTCACCTACTTCCTGCCTCAGACCACCAACAGAGGCAGGACGCAGACTATGCAGTCCACAGCGGCGCACCTCAATCACATGATGGGTTTCGATACCAGCGGAATTGGCACGACAATACAACAAACCCGCAGACCCACTGACTTCAAAGGTAGTTTCAACGGAATTCCTTTGAGCGTGTGGCTCTCCAGCCCGGAGAAGATAGGGCAACTAGCGCAGGAGTTGTCCAAGTACCCCGGTGTGACTTCGCTCTTCGGTGAGACTCGCATGCCCACAGCCAAGAGCAAGGGCACTGTATCGGGTCAGTTGCACGACGCGTTCAGTAAGGAATTGTTCGGCCATCTCGATGAGGGGATAGAGCCGTATCTGCTCCACAGCGAGAGAACGCCTGATGTCTACAGTCCCTATGAGGGCAAGGGCAACAGATTATCCTACAATCATAGTGCGAAGAAGATTTGGGCCAAGGCAGTGGCTTCCGGCAACTCCGACGAGGGTGACTCAAACTTCCGCCACGCTGCTCTGACTCCTGATGTGATAACCGACTACGGCATAAACATCGACAACAGCCCCGAGGCCCATGCCAATGCGGAGGCGATAAGAGACGCTGTCAATGAAATAGCGCATGGTTACTCCATTTCTAGTGGTAGCGAGTACCCGAAGAGGGTACTGCCGACCGACGAGGAGATACAGAACTTGGCCCCCCTCGTCCAGACGCAGTTGGTAGGGGGAGCGCAGATTGGAGATGACCCCGCTCAGATGGACGCTCCTGACTACATGAGCCCTCACTACGTCGCTCGTGGAGATGCAGCACCCTCACCAGCGGCTGTCGCTGACGCTGCCATGGCAAGCGCCGGAGCGCCCCCAGCAGCAACACCTCCCCCAGCACCTGCTCCAGCACCTGCTCCAGCACCTGCTCCAGCACCTGCTCCAGCACCTGCTCCAGCGGCAGGAGGGCCAGCGCCTGTTACAGCGGAGATGGCTCACACCCAAGGCAGAGTAGGCGTGCGGCCTACCTACCCCATGTCAGAGCGACTCAACATGACCCCCTTCCAGCAGCAGAGGGCTGCTTTCGCTGACGCTCCCATGGACGAGGTCAGGTCAGTCATGGAGCAGATGGGGAGGCGGATACCCGATGACCCGAGGGAGGCTGACAGGAGCATGAGGCAGTTCCAATCGGCCATGGGTGACCCGTACCAGCAGTTCATCACTCAGTACATGAAGAGCGCTGACAATCCAGAAGCAGCCAAGGACAGGCTAATCAAGGCCATTGAGCAGTTGCAGTTGGAGGACGCTAGGAAAGAGGTGGCAGTCAAAAAGAGCCTGAACAGGGAGTCGATAGAAGACGTCAGGACGATGGCGAAGGAGATGGAGTTGGCACCCATCGACGTCCACACCATACTCAGCACCAGAGGGGACTGGGAGAGAATCACGAAGACATACGGCTACTCGGACGAGACTGTCAAGAAGGTCAAGGTAACATTCGGAGGTATCTGAGTGGGCAAGGTCTACGTCATCAGGAAGGAGGAGAGTGCAGGCTTGAGCCCCAACGTGGCCGTGGGTCCCGGTGGGCCCTCGTTCATTCTGGGAACCAGTCCTGAGAATGTCGATTACGGTAAGTACGATGAGATGGGCGGTCGTGCTGGGAGGTATGCGCGAAGGCTCGGTAGACTGGGGAGGGCAGGAAGAATAGGTGCAGGATTCCTCGGTGGTCTCAGGAGTCTCTATGATGCCACATCCAGCGGTCAGCCCGGTGCCCTCACCGCAGCGGCAGGCGGCGGATTCTCAGGATACTACGGCACACAGGGACTAGAGCAGTTCGCTGCCGATGCTGGTGCGAGGTTTGGTCGGTACCGTGACGCACCACCCAAGCCTGACATGAATGCGCCACCGGGAGGTAGTATCGCTGGCGTGACTCACCAAGCCCGTCAAGATGCGAGAAACATGATGCCAACGGGAGGGGGAATCTACAGCCCTTCGGACTTCTCCTCTCAACCACCCGGTTTCCAGTTACCAGATTATACGAAGAAAGAACCAACCCCTGCGAGTGATACCGACATGGGTCAAGCCTTCTCGGAAGCAGCACCCCCTCCAAGTGTAGCATCACCGACAACTTACCAATCACAACTGCCGGGTGCTGACCCCAAGCATCCCCTAGTGAGAGAGCAAGAGAAGGAGAACGAGGCTGGCGCCTCCTCAGCGAGCACGGACGGTTATTGAGATGGCCGAGACTGAGATGGACGAGTTCATCCTTAAGATGGACAGGGAGATGTGCAAGAAGTCCTTCCAGTACTTCTTCGTCGACACTCTAGGTTTCCTATACAACCACCATCACGAGAGTTGGAGGCAGGGCCTCGAGGAGTCTCAGTACTACTGCGTCAAGGCGTCTCGTGACCACGGCAAGTCAGTCTTCTTCATGACGTACGCGCTGTGGATAGCCGCATTCCGCCCCAAGACTCACATCATGGTCTTCTCCCACTCGTTGGAGCAGACTCTCGAGCACATGAGGTTCGTCCGCAACCTGATAGAGGAGAATGATGTCCTCAGAGACTTGAAGCCACAAGGCAAGCCATGGGCCAAGTCATACTTCGAGTTCACCAACGGCTCCCGTATGATGGCTAAGTCAGTCGGCGGTGCTACTCGTGGTTTCCACCCTGACGTGGTCGTGTGCGATGACATCCTCTGGGGGACCACAGCGACCGAACTAGCCAAGACGGCGGACTGGTTCTACGGTGTCCTGCTTCCGGTTCTGCACCACAGCAGCAAACTCATGATGGTCGGCACGCCGTTCTCCTACAACGACCTGTACGCGGAGTTGGAGCAGAAGGAGACGTTCAGGGTCGAGACCTACCCAGCAATCAACGCGGAGGGCGTGGCCCTTTGGCCCGAGCGGTGGGACATGGACTCGCTCGAGCAGAGGCGAATGTCGATGCCAGCCATCCAGTTCACCCGAGAGTACCTGTGCGAGCCAATCCATGACGTGGCGAGCATGTTTCCAATGCCTTTGCTGGAGCAAGCGCGTGACCCCGATTTGGTACTTCTCGACAAGGCCGACACCAACTACAACGAGGAGGGAGAGGCGGATGGCGTCTTCGGCCAGCACTTCATCGGCCACGACCCAGCGATAGCATCCGACAAGAACGCCGACTTCACTGCCATGACTGTCATGAGGATAAAGCCCGATGAGGACGACAGAAAGGAAATAGTCCACGTCGTTCACGAGAGGGGCATGTCCTCCATGGCCCAGAAGCGGATGATGGTCATGCTGAACAACAAGTTCCAGCCGGACCTCATAGAACTTGAGGGCAACAACTTCCAGCGCATGCTTGAGCAGGAGATGAGGGAACTCAGGGCTGACATGCCCATCCGCGTATTCATGACCACTCGCACACGCAAGGAGTCTCTGTTCATGTCGCTGCTGCTGGCATTCGAGCAGGGTCACATCAAAATGCCATATGGTGACGAGAGGAGCAAGAAGTACACGCATGCCGTCGAGCAGGAACTGAACAGGTTCGGTATGCAGAAGAATGGCAAGTTGGAGAGCGTGGGAGTGCACGATGACCTAGCCATGAGCCTCGCTCTCGCCAACTGGGCATCGAAGGAGTTCAAGGGCAGCGTGGTCCTGCTGGACGAGTACATGCCCGGCTTCGACAACTGGGTGAGCGGTGAGGGTAACAACAAAGGGAACTGGATGATACCATGAACGTAGATTTCCCAGTCACAGGCGAAGGTTGGTTCGAGTCGAGCCTAGGCTGCTCCGCATCCGAGTTGGTCTCACGATTGCGCAAGGCGAGAAGGCACAACAAGGGCGAGAAGGAATTTATTGACAAGGCCATAGACGACATAAGGTCACTCAAGTCCATGGAGATGGAGGCCACTCTGAAACTGCATGACTGGTGCGAATCTCACTCTGACACGATAAAGGCACTGGGTCTCAGCGACAAGGACATGACCTCTCTCAGGAAGAACGGTGATAGCAGGCGAGTCAGTCTCCTGCGTGCATGCAAGCAGTGGGAGGATGCTGATACCGCATTGAAGATGCTGAACGACTACGAGGACGTGTGGGGGGATGACCAGAAGAAGGCATGGGTCGCTGCCATGGACCAGAGGCGTGATGCCCGCAAGATTTGGAAGCACACCCTGCACCAGATGGAGAAACTCACGAGGAACGAGCGGGAGATGCTGCACAAGAGCGCAGAGGTCCTCACCAAAGGACCCATGAGCGGTCGTACGATATTCGAGAATCTCAAGGAGGAAAGGGGCGTATACAGAAACATGACTGCCATGAAACTGACCAAACTGCTCTCCATGTACGGGGAGGAAGTTGACATAATGGCAGGAGCATCGCGTGGCACTTTCGTCAAGATGGACAGAAGCGGCTTGATAATCAAAGACCCGTGGGCCTATGCGGCAGGGTTCCTAGATGCTGACGGTTACATCACCATCACCAAGAGGGGCGAGCCACGGGCTGGGTTCATAGCGACTGGCAGCAGAGGGAAGACGCACTGCGAGCAGTTGCAGAAGACCCTAGACTGCGGTATCCTCCAATTGGACCAGAAGGTGTACAAGGACAGTCAGAGGAGCCAGCACAGATTGCAGTTCTACTCCAAGAGCGACATAAGAAAACTCCTGACTGGTATGATGCCATTCTTGAAGATGAAGAAGACTCAGGCAAAAGCGGTCTTGGCTTTCATAGATGAAGGTGATAGCATAGAAAAAGAAAAACTAAAGAAGGTTGTTAAATATAGCAATTGGAGCGATGATACCAATAAGGCGAGCGCCCTCCTAGACGAATGGGGCGTAGAGGCAGACGATGTCAGTAAGTGGGTCGAGGCGATATAATGGCAGATGAGGAACAAACCAGAATAGGCAGATTCCTCTCTGCAATAGCGAGCCCGTTCAGGACTCGCACCACGCCTGAGCCACAGATGCCGCTCTACACCACTGGCATACAAGAGCCAGTCCTCGCTCAGGGTATCACCATACCCGCTCTCTATGCGGTCTCCCACGAGAACCTAATTCTCAGGACTGTCATCTCCAAACTCCAACAGGAGATATTCAGGAGGGGGTACTACTGGGAAAAGAAGTTCCAGATGAAGTGCGTCGAGTGCGATGAGGAGTACAACCAAGAGGTGCAAGAGTGCAAACTATGCGGTGGCGAAGTCAGGGAGCCTGATGTCAACCAACTGCTCTACCCCAAGGCACTACTATCCGGGGAGAACTCCATGGAGCAGAACTTCATGCACGTTCTCAGTGAGATAGAGAAGGACCTCAACATAGTCGATGACGCATTCATGATACTCGTCAAGGAGTACTTTGTAGACCCCGAGACTTCCGACATCAAGTTCTACCGAGTGAAGGAAGTAATCAGAGGCGACCCGATATTCATGCGAATCATCTCCGACAAGCGCGGAGTCCGTGGTGGTAGGTACAAGGTATGCCCTCTGCACAGGGACCAAATCTCCTACCCCGGTCAGGATGAGACCTGCAACGTCTGCGGCAACAACATGCAAGAGGCTCACTACGCCAACATGGCAGGCAGCGGCAAGACCCAGTACTACCTAGATGGGGAGGTCATCCACATCAGCAAGTACGCTCCATCGAAACTGTACGGTAGGAGCCCTGTCAACACCATGTGGAGACAAGCCATGTCGCTCACCGCCATGGACAACTACATCTACACAGCCTATCAGAAGAGGAGGACCCCCAAGGGCATCATCTCAGTCACCACTGACAACCTAGAGTCGATGAAGTCCTTCTGGAAGTCCGTTGACGAGAAGATGGAGAGAGACCCGCACTACGTGCCAAAGGTAGGCATAGAGAGTCAGACTGGCAGAGGTGGTGTGAACTGGGTCAAGTTCATGGACACGCTCGAGGAGATGCAGTACATCGCAGTGCGAGACGAGATAAGGAACCGCATAGCAGCATTCTACGGTGTGAGCAGCATCTTCATGGTCGACAGCGGCAAGAGCGGTGGGCTCAACAACGAGGGCATGCAGATTCTCGTCACCAACAGGGCAGTCGAGTTCGGTCAGAAGGTGTACACCGACGTACTGTTCCCCCGCATGCTCAAGCAGATGGATGTGACCGATTGGAAGATAACCCTCTATCCAAACGAGGAGGAGGACGAGATAACCAGACTCAGAAGGGACGAGATGGAAGTCAACCTCGCCCAGCGTATGATGATGCTCGGCTACAAGCCCGAACTCATGGAGCAAGGAGACAGGGACATCCGCTTCAACTACCGCCCGATGAACGAGCAGCAGGATGGTGCCGCACCCATGCCACCGGGAATGCAGCCACCACCCGGCATGCCACCGGGTGCGGGTGGGCCTATGGCAGCACAGGGAATGGCAGCGCCACCCGGTATGCAAGGACCCCCTCCGTCACAACCCGGAGGAGAGGGGATGGGAATCAGAACACCGAGGGGTCCAGCCGCACCACAGAGGAGAGGGTCTCCCGGCATAGGAGCGCCAGTGACCTCCGTGCAGCAGAGAGGTCCGCCCAACTCCCAAGCACAGGATAATAGTCGTGCTCTATTGAATGCGAGGAGAACAAGAGGCGCGTAATTAAAATAGTGAGGCGCTCAGGCAGTCGGCAGTGGTTACCGTGGATTTACTCAAAATGCATCCGATGGCACGAAAAATGAACGCTCATAACGAAGCATTCGCCAAAGCGATAGAAGATGGAAACGCAGATGGGGCGAACGAGCACCTGAATGAGATATTGAAGTACGCTTCGACTCTACAGGAAGACCTCCATTTCGCAGTGAAGAAAGCAGAGTCTCAGGTCGTAACACCATCAGAGGAGATGTACGCTAACAACGTGAAACTCTTGAAGTGGAACGAGAGCGGCTCGAACTTCGACCCATCTATGAGAGACAGGCAACTACCCGGTACGATAATCTCCGCAAGGAACAACCCTAGCATGAAACCAGCAAGGAGTACTTTCGGGCGCAGAGTTTGAGGTGGTCTGATGAGCGACAATAACGCTGGACAACTGATGAACGCCCTCATCTCCAAGATGGAGAGCATGGACAACGACATCCAAGCGGTCCGTGCAGAGAACGCCATGTTGAGAAAAGCCTTCGACAACCCCCAACTGATACTAAGGAAAGCAGGATTCGTCCCTTACAGCACCCCCCTCTCTGAGGACGTGCAAGCAGACGCATTCAGAGCCGACATGGACACTGCCATTCTCAAGGGCGCTGCTAACGAGAACCAGTTGGGTCTCGATGCCTACACCAACGAGGAAGTACATGAGATGAGTTGGGATGAGATTCACGAGATGGCCGAGGGCCAAATAGAAAGAAAGGAGATGTACTGATGAAGCCACGATACGAAGAGACTTCCGCAGAAGTAGAAGAGATGCTAAGGAAAGCCCAGATACTGGAGAGCAAGATTGACGCTTTGGAGAAAGCACAGGATTGCCCTTCCTGTGGTATGAAAAAGATGGATTGTGTGAAAAAGTACGGTAGTGCCTCTGCATGTGCTGACATGAAAAAGGGAGAGCACCACAAAGCAACGTCTTTCAGCACGGAGCCCGAAAACGCTCAGTTCATGATAGAGACTGGCGGTCAGACTTACCATCAAGGATACCAGACCAACCAGAGCCTCCTACAATCATCTGACGTAGCCAACAAAGGCGCTACCAGTTCGTCTTTCAACATGGACTCGCTATCTAGCAAGATGAACACACATGATTTGAACACCGGGCGCGTCATTACGTCTGGTGAGTGATTTGATTGCGCGAAGATGCCGTAGCAGTATACATCCGCCATCGCAATGAATTGCTGAAAGCAATCTACGATGGTGACGATACGAGACACGAGGTAGGGGACTTCCTCCTCTCCATGCGCAATCTCGACAACCACGACATCACCTTCAATCCACTTACCGTAGACGTGCTATGCAAGTCCTACAGTGAAATCGTGCTAAAGAACGAGGAGGCTATCGACACTGGCTCCGCCGCCCTCGGATTCGGGCAAGCGGGGTCCAAGAAGGGAAGTAAGTACGGGAGGGCCAACCTATCTCGACTCATACCCGTGATGGGCTCCGACCACCATTACGTTGGTAGGATAAAGGACTCTTGGACCGATGCTGACAACGTCAAGCACGGTTATCCTCTATTCATACCCGGAGCGGATGAGAACGAAAATCGCATACCCCTGTCGATGAAGCATGCGCTTTGGCCCGAGTTGAACAGCAGGAAGGCAGGCGAGTACAACTCGTTCTTCTTTGACGAGGACACTCACCCTCTAAGGAGGAGAAACGCGGTCACTGGCTCCCCGGAGTGGCGGAGGAAACTGAGGGAGTTCTACTTCTCCGATGATGATAGTCCCTCGCTGGCAGAGCAGTTGATGGCAGCCGAAAAGGCACACGAAGCACATCACAGCAAGATGGGCAGCGAGGTGTACAAGGGAGTCTACAGGGGCAAGACCGAGAAGCGCTTCACCGAGGAGGAACTGGAGAGAGCAGGACTACCTCCAGCCAAAGGGGGTGCAGTCTACGAGATACAAGAAAGGAACCACAACTTCATCGGCAGAAAGAGCGGTGACAAGGAGTCCTATGGCTCGCACCTGCACACCATCCGACTTCACGACTTCGAGAGGTGGAAGGAACAGCAGGGCGCTGAGAGGCTGGCTGAACTGGAGGAGCAGGGCAAGGACTTGGAACTCGCTCACTTCGATGACAGGATGGACGAACTGGAAGGACATGGAATCACTGACATGAGGTACGACCCCAAGAAGACGCTGACGTCAGAGGAGTTGTATGACGAAGACCCAGAGGACTTGGAGATTCAAACCATCCTCCATGGGCAGGGCATGGGCTGGCCCACTTGGAACATGGGCATGGAGTTCCTACCACCATCCCACAGGACCAAGGTCCTCGAACACATAGCGCTACACAATACGGATGACGAACTCAAGCAGAAAATCAAGATGCCTGACGGCTCTGTCATACCCATGGCTCGCATAAAGACCAACATGGAGATAAGAAACAACCCGGAGTTCGACTGCTGGAACAGGGACTCTCACATCCATGGCGCTAACACCCATGCTCACGTGGAGAGCGACAAGGACGTCAAGGTGAGCGGTGATGAGGGTGTGGTCAAAACCTCGCTGGGTGCCATCGACGCAGGCACGTACCTCGAACCAGCCACTGAGAAGCAGTTGGAGAAGGACCCCAAGCACCCCGGCACCGAGGTCGAGATAAAGGCCCATGAGCGGTTGAGGAGGAACATAGTCAACATGTTCGAGGGAGATGCCTCGCTGGATGAGGACATCACCAACCTGTTCCCGTTCTCAGACAGAGACATAGAGCAGCACTTCAAACCCGGTCTCGCCAAGAACAAGGAACTTCTGGACCTAGTCAAGGCCAAGATAGGTGGTGACAGCGATGTCATCCTCACCAAGGAGGGCCTGATGAATCTCGTTGGCTACAACGAAGACATGACCCCGAAGTACGAATCCGGCCAGCACCCCATATTCGACGCATGGGCAAAACCTGAGGACCTGCTTGAACCTGACATCATGAAGAAGGTCTTCGAGGACATGGAGCACAGATTGGCCTTGTCGCAGAACGAGAAGAAAATCGGTAACGCGTACAAACCGATGAGAGTCGGGCTCAACGGGTGCCACCCAGATGACATCCCCGTCGAGGAGCGCAAGCACTGGCTCAAGGATGGCGACAAACTACGAGGTTGGTCTTGGCCCTTCTCCACAGCCTTCACGCATAGAGGAGGACACGGAAGACAGGCTCAGACCTACAGGGACGTCGTGCATGACTTCCTCTCCCTCGATGGTGGCCGAACCTCCATGCTAGGTGACAGGAGCGAGGCTGAGGGTGGCATCATCCTACCCAACGGAAGAACCGTGGGAATGTTCGGCAGAATCCATCACAATCCCTTGGAAGCGAAGAAGAAGTCCAGTTTCAGCGCCCTAGACATACAATCCAAGTTCGATGTCTCCTCGCACCTACTACCTGACAGCACTCACAAGGGACGCAACAGGAAGAACCGCTCCTCTGGTACCAAGTCCTCCTTCTCTCCCGGCATCATGAACGACGGACCTAGGTTGGAGTATGGAAACCCCAGTGGGGATGACTACATTATCGACCACAAATTTGGTCGAAACCTAAGCAGGTTCTTCGTCTCGAATCCCTACACAAGCGTTGGTGCGGAAGCAGGCGACATCGGTACTAGGGACCAAGCGGGATTGAAGCATAGGATAGGAATGTCAGCCTCCTACCCTGCTCACGACCCTTCACCTAGGTTGCATGCTGGTTACTTCGACGTCTACCAGAACCCCATGCTACGGACCTCACAGAACATCAGCCATACGGACTTCCTCGCTGGTCTGGGTGATGCTGGTAGGAGCAGGAGCGACCAGATGGACTTGAACCTACCCGGTTCCATAGACAGGCTCATCACGCAGTATGGCGCTGAGGAATGGGCTCGCTCTCGGGAGGGCATGGATATTGACGAGGAGAGGAGGAAGGGACCTCGAACTCTCATTGGGCAAGTCGAAGGAGCAGGGCTAGATGACAGGTACGAAGCGCTGGAGGCCATACAAGACGAGTTGGATTACATCAACTCCTTCGATGGCTCAGAAAAAATGACTGTAGAGGATTTCAAGGAGCGGGAAGTGGGTAAGTTCGATGACCCGCAGAAGGTGCAGATGACACCCGAGGAGGCAGCGCTACCATACTCAGAGCGACCCACGGGCAAGCACCTACACGCCATGACCAGTCCAGAGGATTACCACAAACTCAGGCTCTCACGAGCCGAGTCGCAGAGGGACGAGTTGAAGGCTCAGATACAGAGAGCGGAGTACGAGAACCTCAAGGTATCGAGCATGATGAGATTAGCCACATCTAGGTTCGACAGCAAGATGGCAGCCGATAAGCAAGCCATGATGAGAGTCGGCAAGGAGAAACTCATCCCCATGATAATGGAGCAGAACCCAGAAGCCTTCGACCCGAGCAACCCCGTTCAGATGTTGCACAATCTCCAGAGAGTGTGGCAGGACTGCTATCGCTACCTCCTGCACTCTGATGACCACGAATACAAGACCAAGGGATACCACATGGACGCTGACAGGGAGACGGCAAGCGTGAACCAATTACTAGGTCAATCGCCCCATAAGGAACTAGCATCCGTGCTGCAAGCGAGCAAGAACGAGTTGCATCCCAACATGAAGCCGGAGAAAGCCCTAGAGGTGCTAGGTCTACCAGTGCAGGAGGAGGGAGACCCGTATCACACTCACATGAAGAACTACCTAGACACGCTGTCTGGACCAGTGAAGGCAGCGACTCTCGGGCAGATTGCTACCATGGGGCTGAAATTACATCCCAAGATGGAGGGCATGTTCTCCGAGTTAGCAGGCAAGGACCTGCATACCCACATGGACGGCATGGTCAAGGACTTCCCCAAGAACAATCCAAAATCGGAGTTAGGCAAGACTGGCTACGAAAGGGCGAAGAGGGAGTTCCCTACCAACAACACGGCTTACAGAGCGCTGTCCAGCCTCCTGCGACTCGTAAATCCGAGAATCACGCAGAGGGAGGAGATGCAGAGTTTCGGCCTCTCCCATTTCATGCACAATCCCAAGGACCCCCTCCACCCACCTCCTCTGAACAAGAAGGGGGAGCCACAGAGAAAGGGAATGCAAGTGGACCTCAACAGGAACAAGAGCCTCGCAGGACACATAGTCACTTTCGATGAGAACCAATTAGAGCAACCGTTGCAGGACGTGGAGATGGGTAGCATAAAGAAACCAGCACTCGGCTTCATGGACGATGCCCCGATTCACTCACTCGATAGGATGAGCGGCAACACCGTGCACGACTCCGTGCTGGCAGCGTCGGAGGACTGGGGATACCAAGCAACACCGACGGTCGGCTTCGAGTTCGAGAACAGCAGGGTAGGAGGCACTCCAGTCCTAGGCACGAACCCCCAAGCGGGCAGATACCCCTCAGTGCCCACTCCCGTGCTAGAGCACTGGATTGGTTCAGAGCAGACCCAGCAGATGCTCTCCTCGATACCCGAGCAGGCTAAGGAGAACTTCAACCCTCAGACGTCAATCATCGTACCTGCTACTGGGCTGACACACGCCGACGACATGCTTGGCATATCCAAGGCGGAACTGCCCAAGGAGGTCCCGCTCATAGAGCCGTTGCACAGGGTCTTCGACGTGAAGGACCTGAACCAACTACGCGGCTTCACCGGAGAGTGGGTCGTCTCGATTCACAGGGAGGGTCAGAGATGGAAGGTCAAGAGGAAGAGCAGTCACATCGAAATCTTCGACGAGGATGGGGAGAAGCAATCCACCTCAAGCAGCATGAGAGACGCACTGCGTTCCGTGTGCAAGAAGAACTACGTCATAGACGGAGTGCTGGATGGGAAGGACTTCCACATCAATGACATTCTGCACTACGACGATGGTGACGTCACTGACCTGACCACACGAGAGCGAGTTAAGTTGCTCAGAGGACAGTTCGAGAGTTACGACCCAGTGCATATTCCTAGCCCTTCCGACATCAGGGTAACTGATGAGGTCGGTCTGGAGAACGCAGTCAAGGAACTGAGCAAGGAATCGGACAAGATTTTGCTGAGGGACGCCAAGTCTACCTACATGAAGGGTGAGGAGAAGCATCCCAAGTGGGTGGTCATAGCGAAAGAAGACGTAGACCACCACGTGACTTTCGGTATGGAGATGGACAACGGGGCCTTCGTCATTCACCTACCGGAGGACTTGGTCAAGTACGAGATAGTGGATGGGCAACCATCGAACCCAATGGCAGCCATAGGCAGCCTCACTGACTCCGACTACTCATTGAGACTGGCTAAGAGCCTGCGACCGTATTGGGAGAACGCATTCCAAGAGATGCTCAAGGAGGACTTGGAACTGCCTGACGAGTTGAAACCGGAGATGGACGAAGAGAGAATCGAGGAGGAGAGCGCAGGGATACTCAAGCCGAAGAAAGACAGGAACCTTATTCTGAAACCAAACCAACTACACAAGACGATGCTGCTGATAGAGAGGGCATTGGAGAAACTGGAGAAGAGCGGTGGGGTGAGTAACATGCATGGTCGTGGTCTTGGCATAGACGTAGGGGACGGAACCCAGAGCCCTAGGGGGCCAACGACATTGAATGCAGAGCAGAGCCTACCTGATTGGGACATGAAAAAGCGTCCTAAACAGGACATGGAAAAACCAGAGGATTATCCGGGCAGAGACCGAAAGAGAAAGAAGAATGAAGCGCAGTTCCCCGATTCTGATGAAAAAATGCTTAATCAATAGACCCGTAGCATTGAAGTAGTAAAGCAAGACGTGGTTGGAATTAGTGTGCTCGGAAAACAACTGTTCAGACGCAATGACGAACCCATCACCCTACTCAAGGGCGGGAACGACCTCATTGTCGCTGGTTACGCCAGCGTGGAAGTTGTAGACAAGCAAGGCGATGTAATAACAAAGGAGGCATTGAAGGACGCATTTCGTAAGTTCATGGAAAACCCATCTTACAGAAACGTCCAACTAGCGCACTCAAATATACAAGTTGGAGATGTAGTACCGAGTTACACAGATAATGAAGGGAGGTTGTGGAAAAGCGAAGTCGATGATGTCGGGATGTTTGTAGTAGTACAACTCAGAAACGACATCGAGAAAGCAAAAGAAGTCTCAGCAGAGATTAGAAAAGGCGTTCTCAGGGGATTCAGTATCGGCGGTCAGGCATTCAAGCGAGTCAGAAAATCGGACGCGAAGAGAGGCGACTACCAAGAGATAAGCAAACTGGAACTCCATGAAATAACCATTTGTGAAAAAGGCATCAATCCAGAAGCAACATTCAGCATACTCAAAGAAGACACGGAAGTGAATGAAATGACAGAAGAAGACAACAACGATATGACAAAACAACTGGGTGACGTCTTGACACGCCTAGAAGGAAGATTGGACGATATGGAGAAGGGCGAGAAGCCTGCTTTCCTAGAGGACAAAGATGACAAGAAGGACGACAAAAAGGACATGGACAAGGACAAGAAGGACAAGTCCGAGCCTGTTGAGGGCGAAGTCGAAAAGTCCGATGAGTACTCGGATGTCATCACTTCCGACTACCTTAACTGGATGGAAGACACCCTAAAGAGCGCTGGTGTGGACACAGGAGCCGCAAGGGAGCATTTCGATAACATCGAGAAGCAGAACATGGGTTCAACACCAGAGGAGATTGGCGATGGAGCCAACTACTTCGGAGGACAGGTAAAGGGACGAGCACAGGAGGGTGGCAGACCATCCACCAACGCTATCTCCCGCACTACCGGAAGCGGAGGAAAAGTCGAGAAGTCCGACTTCATCAACCCCGCTCACCTCACCACGAGCGACGTCGAAGCCGCTTACGAAGTCTACAAGGCAGCAGCACTGGAGCAGGAGTTCAGGGGCAGCCTAGAGGAGAACTTCGCAGCACGCTACAGTCACGAGAGGACCGAGGAAATCTCCAAGGCAGAGGCAGCAGCATTCGATGCTCGCAGCCCACTCGCTGACATACAGAAGTCCATTCAGGCACTGGCCGAGCGCATCGACAACATCGGTACACCTGCCGAGGTCGGAGAAGACATTACCAAGAGCGACGACGCTATCGCAGCAGTAGTCGTTCCAAGCACGGAGGATTTGGCGAAGATGTCATGGGATGAGGTTCATCACTTGGCAAACAAAGCCTTCACACCGGAGTGAGGACTCAGGAAAAAAATAGGAGATGATGAAAAATGGCAAGAGATTACGTACGAACAGTAACAGACATGGAGCGCTACTACTATGGCGCCGGGAACGCAATGGGCTACTCATACACTGGTAGCGAACTACTCAAGGCAGACAGCCCAATGCTCTCATCGACCGCAGGGACCTACCAAGCCATCTACGGCAGGAAGGTCTGGTCGCAGTTGAACCAAGAGTTCAACGCATTCAGCATTATGCCCAAGAAGCCTTGGGACAGGTCTGGATGGAGAGTCATCACTGACAAACCAAACAGCGGAGCACTACACGGTGGTGTTGCAGAGAACGCAACCCTGCCCGAGACTGTGAAGCCTACCTTCCAGCACATTGCTGCAAAGCCCAAGACTATCGCGCACACCTTCGATATGTCTGAGGTCGCAGTCTTCCTAGCAGACAAGGACGACGGAATGGGAGACATTCGCTCCGTCCTCAAGGAAGAGATGGGTAAGCACCACGCTGAGATGGTCAACAAGATGCTCCTGACGGACGCTGACACCCCAGCAGGAAACAACTTCGAGTCCCTAGACAGGATTACCGCTAACCACGCAACCATGGGACAGGACACCAACTGGGTGACCGCAGCCGCTGACCTAGACATCTACTCGATAGACAGGTCCGCTAACTCATGGTCGGATGCAGAGATTAACGCAGGTACCGCAGGAGCAGACAGGGTTCTGAGCCTTGACCAACTAGACGACCTCTTCCAGAAGATTTGGCTACGTGGTGGAAACCCCAAGGTCATGCTGACTGGATACGACACCCTGATGAGACTACAGCAACTGCTACAGTCCCAGCAGAGGTTCATGGAGGAGAAGAGAGTCACCCCCACCTACAACGGTGTGAAGGGTGTACCCGGTATCGAGGCTGGGTTCATCGTAGCAACCTACAACGGTGTCCCAATCATCCCAACCAAGGACATGGACGACGACGGCAACCTGTCGAAAATCTACTACCTTGACACTGACTACATGCACTTCTCTACGGCAATCCCGACTCAGTACTTCGAGTCTGGTATCGAGACTGGTGACCCATTCGCCATCAACAGGCTGGGTCAGGAAGGACTCTACCGAACGATGGGAGAGGTCTGGACCACTTTCTTCGGAGCACAAGGGAGCGTGAGGAACCTCAAGTGAGGATTCCAGTGGAGATAATAACAGAGGTGAAATGATATGGCAGAAGAATTAACACTAGGCGGAACAGCAACAGCAACCCTCGTAGGGTCATGGGAACTCAGAGCGGGTTCGCAAGACACCCAAGAGTGGTTAGACGGAGCAGCAGACGTGTCCTACCCCGGTGGTGGACCCGGTACCTTCCAAGCAAGCAACAGCGATGGAGCGAACGGATACGACCCAGCACCTAAGATGGCACTGATTAACGTGACAGGTGGAGCAGATGGCGAGACAATCATTCTCTCCGGCGGAGCATCAGCAATTTTGAGCGTTATGTGTACCGATGCTGGTACAGCAGCAGTAGCAGTTGGAGCATCCTTCACAGGACTAACAGCAACCTTGCAGTACCTAAGCGGCTCATCAAACGTGACCACAGTCATGATAATGTACAACTGAGGTGGGTAAGTGCCCACCGTGACATACACAGGTCCCTTCTACACCAGAAGAAACCCTGACGTGTACATGCCTGATTTTATCAGGGGTCAAGCAGTAGAAGTCAGTCAAGGCTGGTTGGACACTTGGAGAAGGAAACTAGGCGTCAACCATCACATTGAGGGCGATGCAGGGGTCCATGTGGACCTAGGCGATGACGGCATACCAGACTCAGGATGGACGAAGGCAGAGATAGTCGCATGGCTATCGGGCATGGGAGTGGAAGTCGGTGGAGGATACAAAACCAAGACTACCCTGCTCGGTATAGTCGAAGAGGCTTTAAACCCGGCCCCTGTAGAAGAACCAGTAGTCGAAGCGGCGGTTGAGGAAGTAGTCGCAGATACAACAGAAGAGGAATGATGAAAAATGGCATTTAGTTACACAACAGACACAAGAACACACGTAATGGGTGACCTCCATATGTTCACCGGAACATGGAACGCAGCGAGCGTAGATACTGGGACAATAGTCTCAGGTCTAACCGAGATACTCGCTGGAAACGTCATCGGTGACACCGAAGACAATAGTGGTGGAGGAACAGATGGTGCATTTGCTATCATCACTACCGCTGCTCCCGGTTCGATAACCGTAGATTGCGTAAGTGGAAACACTGGTAAGTGGTGGGCACTAGGGAAGCGCTGATTAGGGCGGTGACCTAAGTGGCAGCAGGAATAGACGTCATCGGGCCTTTCAGTCCAGAAGAGTTCTCACCTGAGAATCTCGACCCGGAAGACAGAGGCACTGGCTCTCTCAGCAAGGCGATGACTGACGCCCTTCCTACTGGCACTGTAGTATCATGCGAACCCGTGGTCGTTCGTGGTAACGTCTTCGTCATCGTGTATACATCGAGTTGAAAGTAGGTGGTGGATGTGAATGTCAGGGTTTCAACTTCAAACTCTTGATATTGAGGACATCAGCAGAGCGGCCAAGCAGAACGTCAGGTCTGACATCCACTACGATGCGGGGACTATCACAGACACCAAAGCCCCGCTCAAGGGCATCACGAGCAAGCAACGCGCTCGAAACTCGGAGATAGGAGACGTGCTGAACATAGGTTCAGGCACGAGGTGCGGCCATTGTGGCATGCTTCACTTCATGTGGAGAGCCACTTGCGCTACGTGCGGAAAACCTATGGAATACAACCTCGGTCACAGAGACGAGGAGGCGAGGATGTAATGCCACAGGTATTCAGTCCCGGTGAAGCAGAGACTAGACCTCTCGACCCCGCCGCAGTAGTCTACACCACAGCGCAGAAGGTCGCTGACCTGCTGGACATAGGACCGCAGGAAGCAGTACTGATGTCTGCTAACGCAGAGGCCAATGCCGTATTCGTGACAGGCTCAGACTACAGGAACATAGGCTTCTCTGTCGGTGACGTGCTTCTAATCTACAGCGATGCGGACCCGATGGGATTGGACCGTACCATCACTGCCATATCCTCAACTGCTGGTGGCGTTAAACTCACATTCGCAGACGCAATCAATCCCGGTCTGTATGAGATAGCGGACAACGGCTACGTGCAGAACCAAGCGTCATTCACCAATGGTAGGACACGAGGCATCACCAAGAGCAAGGTAGAAGAGGTCATACTGCGCATGCAAGACCACATAGACAATCTCACGCACAACTCTTGGAGACCATACCTAGTCGCTGCCGAGTACATCAACTTCGATACATACAAGCCATACAGGAGGAGGTACTACACGGACTACGTCGGTACAGCACCTCTCCTATTCCGCAACGTGCAACAGATACTCAGACTAGAACTGTGGCAGGGAGACGACTACAGGGAGATTGGTGCGGCTGAGGCTCGCATACAGATGCCGGATAGCGTCAAACCACTCAGTGGCTCGATAGTCCTGTCTCCCGGTAACGGCTCCGCCGCTGTGTTAACCATAGGCACTGGAACCGGGCAGTGGAGAGCCGACTTCGATAAGATTGCTACCGCGCAGAACCTCGCTGACCTCATCAACAAGGAGGACAGGGTAGGCAAGACCGCAGTCGCTTTCAGCCCTGCCTTCACCTTGGAGGGCAGCACGAGTAACGTAGCGGTCAACAACGAGTTCCTAGCCACGGCCAACTCCGACTATGGTAGTGGCATCGTCAAATTGAGCAGCATGAGGTCCACCAAATCAGGTGAGACGTGCACCATCGTGTCCACCAACAGCGACATCGAAATTAGCCAAACGCAGAGCAGGACCGCCGTATTCAGCAGTCTCAGCAGCACCACAATCAATGTCGATAGCACATCTGGTTTCGTTGACGCTGGTGTGGTGGTCGATACCAGTGGAGACGTTTTCAGTTACACCGCTAAGACTGCTACTTCGTTCACTGGTTGCACCATAGTAGTCGGCTCTGCACTCTCTGACATAGCAGGCACATTGACTCAGCACCAGTTGGTAGTGGACCTACAGGGCGGTAGCGCCAGTGGAGACAGGGGGAGGCTCAGAGACTGGTGGTTGGACCACGAGTCAGGTATAGTCTACTTCAACAACTCATACCCGTTCTTTGAGTGGAATGCAATCAAGGCTTCATACATCTACGGGGAGAGGTACTTGGAGAAGGGCATAGAGGACATCTGTACCAAACTGGTAGCGATAGACCTGCTCATGAGCGATGACAGGAGCGTGCTGATACCAGAAGGCACACAGAACGTCGACTTGGCATCGAAGATTCAACTCTACAGGGCTGACATAGACAGGACCTTCCCTAGGTACAAGGAGGTGGTCGTCTTTGAGTAGCACTGAGAAGGTAGTGTACGAGGCTTTCAAGGAGGCCATGTCCAACGAACTGACCAACTACCAAGAGCCTCTCAGGAAGGCGGTCACCGAAGGACCAGAGGGTTACAGAGAGAGGGTAGAGGGTCAAGAGGACAACGCGGAGATAGTGGAGAAGAGGATGCTGACCGAGTCACCTATCTTGGTTCAGCACAATCTCAAGTTTGATGGGAAGAACGTGGACGTCGACTGGGAAGCCATCTCTAGGATTAACAAAAAGAAGGAGTTCCACAAATGGTAGCCACATTCAAGGAAGGCATAGATGCCGTAATCGACGTCCTGTCTGACAATTGGAACAGAGGCAACACTGAGAACTTCAAGCCCGTCATCATCGACATCGCTGATACTGGCCCCGAGAGAGGCAAGAGGCTGGACTTGGACAGGACTGACTACGTGCTGGTTTTCGAGACTGCACACAACGAGGAACTACCAGAACTGCTCTACGACTTCGTGGTGACGAGAATCAACATCACGGTGGACATGCGTACCACCAGAAGCCGTGGGCAACTACAGAAGATGGAGAACGAACTGCGAAGGTGCATCCATCTAAAGAGGAAGGGAGACGGGGTCAACTTCGACAGGTTAGTATACAAAACCCGAACAGACCTGTCTGATAGGAGCAAGCGGCTATTCAGGATGACATTCCAGATAGAAGTCGTAATCTTCGCAGAAGAAATACCATGAGGTGAAAAAAAATGCCATCAACAGTCTATCGTGGAGATTTATCAGAGGTCACATTCGGTCAGGAGAGCGGATTGAAGTTAGCACACGACTACGGTGGTTCGGGCTTCACATTCACAGCATCCTTTGAGACTGGCGCTAATGCTGCCAATGCTCCTCACCAGAATGCAGAGAAGGACACTAGCGTCATAGTGCTCAGCGGTGGCGCTAGTAACACCCCTGTCGTGAGCAACGTGCTCCAAGCACCTAAGGGCATGCTGGTTGGCTGCAAGGTCATATTCTCCATCAAGAGCAGCAGTCCCAACTGGAGCACTGATGACGACTACGCGGTATCAGGCAGGACTTACACCATAATCAAGCAGGAGGTCTCCGATGATGCGAACAACGACAATGACGGCAAGACGGAAATCACGGTTAGCCCTGCCCTCAAGACCGACCACTCCGCTGCTGACAAGGCTTCCAAGGCCAACGATGTGATGTTCATCCTACCCTTCATGGCTCCCTCGTTAGACGTCGGCATGACTCCTCACGACGATGGCAAAGACGCGTTGGAGAGGGTCATGACCGACCAGTTCGTAGGGCTGGTCAGCACAGTCGCATTCCCCGAGACCAAGGTGGACCTCAAGAGGTACCATGTCGTTGGACTCGGCAGAGACGTCGCAGTGCAGATGCCGGGCAGGTTCCTCAACACCGATGGTAGTTTCGAGTGCAACATACACAATGGTAGGTGGTTCAGGTACTGCCTAGGTCAGGAAGTGGTCAAACTATCCACTGCGAGCAAGGCTAACACTGGTGGTCAGACGTACTCCATCAACGGTGCTACGAAGCCCGGTGCGAGTTTCCTGACCTTCGACGGGCATGCCAGCACGCCTACTATCAACAGCGTGAACTGGGGAGTGGGTGACTACATCATACTCGATTCATCCGGCTCTGCTGCGGTGGATGTGCAGACCTACAACTCCACAGCGATTGGCGGTGGCGACTTGGCCGACGCATGGGGAAGCGCAGGCATCACAGCAGCCAACGTATTCGACAGGGCACTCAAGATGGAGATAAGGAGGGTCGTCGGTTACACTAGCAACAGCAGTGACCACTACGTGTGGTTGGATAGCCCATTGACTTACGGTCATGCCAATAACTTGCAGGTCAAGTTCCTCAAGTACCAGACCGATAGCAGCCATGGTAGCCCTCATCGAACAGCGGCTACTGGTGACCTGACCAATCCCGTAGAGCACCTCTTCTTCTCCCGTGCCACAGTGCCTTCCTTCTCCATGGAAGTCAGTGTCAGGAGAAACGATGCAGATGGCGTCGATAGCGACGTGATAGACGGTAGCGCGACTGACACCAAGCAACTCACTCGAGTCTTCCGTGGATGCAAGGTCAAGGATTTCAGCCTCACAACCGATACGGACGCCGCACTCAGGATGACCGTCAACTTCGATGCGGCTCTGTGCTACACCGACACTGGTAGGTTGGAGACTCAAGCGAACGGGTTCACCGCAGACCAAGAGACCAACAGGGGAGACAGGTACGATGCCCACCGTCTGTTCGAGGACACTGCCAACACCGAACTCAAGAGGAAGCAATCGGGCATAGAGAAGGGCACTCAGAAGCCATTCATGTTCTACAACGGAACCGTCACCATGCTAGGCACTCAGTTAGGCCAAGTGGTCTCCTTCACCCTCAACGGCAAGACGGGCGTCGAGCAGTACTACTCAATCAACGGTGCTAACATAGCAGACAACGCAGCAGACCAAGTCCCATTCGCTGGTACTCGCAACCCGGTCATCGCAGCAGAGGGCAAGACCGAGTATGACATGGAGATGGAGATAATCGTTGACGACCCACTCTTCTACCACAACATGAGGAGAGCAGTGGCGAACTTCGATGAGACCACCTCTGACAACACGGACGCTGACCAGATACGCCTCTCCTTCGTGAAGCAGGGCACTGGTTCCGATAGGGAGTCGCTGGACATACTCATGGATGACTACTTCATCACCGAGGCCCCTCTACCCATACCCGAGGACAAGGGACCAATGAGAGCCAAACTCAAGGTCTTGCCCAAGTCAGTCAAGGTCATTGCCAAGGACACGGTGTTGGCATCATGATGCCTCCCACCAAGATTAGGGTGCTTCGCTACAACAGGAGCGAGAAGTTAGACTACATCAATTGGCTAATCAAGGAGACTGGGCTGCACCAGCACGTGACAGAGGGAGACTTCTCCTATCTGAACACGAGAGCAGACATAGACAACGGCATACTCGCCAACCTGTCTGTGCTTCTCGAACCCGCTTGGGTAGAAGCAGCCAAGGATGCTGTCAAGCAAGACTACGACGAGGAAGTAGAAGCAGTAGCAACTCAAGATAGTCCATTCGACGCCGAGATGGACTATGACTCTTGGACTCAGAAGGAGTTGCAGGAGGAGTGCCGTCAGCGAGGACTGACGATACGTGGCACGAAAGCGGAGGTAGTTCTAAGACTACGACGCGATGACGATGGAATAGTCGAACAGGAAACCGAAGACGAGACCGAAGCCCCCTCGGAAGAGGCTGCTGAGGAAGAGTTGGACGCCCCCTCTGATGAAGAGGCTGTGACCGAGGAAGTGACCGACAATGACAATAGTGGAGAAACAAGCAATACTGACGAAGAAGAATGAGCACAAGCACGAGATAGGCACCGACCCTGATGACCCTGAGATGGTCATGGAGGTATGGGTGCGTGAAATCACGTTCTTGGATATTCAGAAAGCCGCTCAGAGCATGTTCCAGATGGATGGCGACGAAATCTCGCTGAACCTAGAAGGGTACTGGAACTTCGCTCTCAGCAACTGGGTCGTAAAGACCAACCCTGAATTGACAACCGAGGAGATGAAGAATCTAAACGCATACGTGGGGCAACAGATAGCATCCTTGCTACCGAAACCCGACGAACTGGCGGAGGCAATGCAAGGGGGGTTTACCAAAGCGAACAGTTGAAGGTTCGGCAATTTCTATCGAAGAAGAGCATAGACACTTCCGAAGATTTACAATTGCAGATTCAACTCTTCGCCTACACCGTAGCAAAACATTACGGTATATCACTTGCGGAGGCATATCAAATGGAGCGGAGCATCTTCCAACAATCCCTCATCTGGGCAATCGCTGCCAACGAGGAAGAAGAGGAGCAGCAGAGAAAGGCTGAGATGGAGAGCAGGACTGAGAGCAATGACATAGTGGAGTTCGACTACTCGTTCATAGACATGGAGGAATTCTGATGGCTCTTGGTGCCTTGCTGAACGAAATGGCCTCTATGAAGACCTCCTTGATTACCATAGGCGGAATGGTAGCAGGACTAGGCGGTGCTGCCCTTGTCATAGGAGCAGGACTATCCAAGGCATTCAACGAAGGTTTTGTCGCTGCCAAAGACGCATTCGACAAAGTCAAGACCATCGTAGAAGAGGACATAGTGCCAGTGCTGCAACCGTTCCTAGAATTCGGTAGAGGGGTCTTCGGACTACTCCTGTCTATTGCCACTTCCACCTTCGAGGCGATGAAAACCGTATTCAACGATGTGTTGATACCCCTCTTCGGCGTCTTCAAGGATGTGATGATGATATGGTTCAATCTCTTTACATTGAGATGGAAAGAAGCGATGGAAGGCGCAGAGGCTCTGGGCAGGGACAAGTTGTTTCCCTTCTTCGAGAAACTCATGACTTTGCCCGGTAGACTCCTCGCTAAGGGACTGGCCGAGGGCAGGAAATTGCTCGCATCTATTATCTCATTCGGAGAGAAGGCAATAGGCAACATCGTCGCTAGGGTGCAGAGTGAGTTCTCCAAAGCGGGTAAAGCCATATTCGGTGTTTTCTCTGACATCTTCAATGGTATCAAGAAGATATTCGACGCTACCATAGGTCTCGCTATCAAGGCCATTGACAAGACCTTCAAGACCGTCGGCAACGTAGCCAGCGCCATCAAAGGCAAAGTGACTGGTGGTGGCTCTGACACCAACATAGGCACAGCAGTGGCGGGCGGTGTGTCGCAGACGTTCAACCTCAACATAGACATCAGCGGTATGACGGACCGCAGTGACAAGAGGGAGATGGCACGGGAGATAAGCAAGATGATTGAAGACGAGTTGGGCAGGACGCTCAGAGCCACGGGTGGCTCCAGATTCACTAGGTGATTAGATGGCAACAGGAACACCAATCAGACTCGTTCAGGAGAATGGCGACCTCATTGAACTAGACGCCCAGTCCATGGTCATGACCACCTCTAGGAAGGTGGGTGGGTCAGCCCTGCCCTTGACCGGAAGCAGACGCATAGGTCTGGACATGAACGTCAACTCAGCCATGATAAACGTGCAGGGGATAATCGCAGATGACAGGGAGGAGTCGGGTGCCACCTCGGCTACCGCACTGCTCAACTTCGGTAGAGGCGCTGGCACTAGGTTCGGAAACACATGGGCCACTCATGCGAACTGGGACAACCTGTTCGACAAGGAAACCGTAGTGTCTCTCTTTCTCACCAACAGTAGCGGTGTCGCGCACGAAATCAAGTTCAAGAGGCAGAGCAGCGGTGTCACTGCCTATACTTCCAATGGCATCAACAGCGGTGCTGGTATACTACTCGCTGACTCGGGCAACACCGCAGACCCCGCTGTTGTGGCTACTGCCCTCAACACCTACATAGCGAATCAACTGTCATCCCATTTCACCTCGTCAATCAAGAGCGCCATATCAATCACCAGTGCAGGTGAGGTTGCTGCTAACGTAGCGGTGGAGATAAGTCAAGTGGGAACGGGCAGCAGTGGCAACAACCTAGGTCCAAACTGGGGCTCTGCCGCAGGAGGCAAGTACATCCATCCCCACCAAGAGAACTTCACGGGCGGCAAGAACGCCACTCTGAAATCAGCAGGAGACAAGGTGCAGGACATCTACGGCATCCTGAACAACAGCACCACGAAGGCTGGTAGGATGGCTGCTGGCTTTGCTATGGGCGTTACTGCTTCTGCTGCCATTGT